ATCAAAACCCCGTCCACCGCCCACCTATTCAGGAGAAATAAGGCATGCAGTTTGTAGCGCCGGAAAAGGCGACGGGAACGCCGGAAATTATCCCCAACAACTCATTCTGGCCGGACATCGATCTGGCGACGTTTCGCAGCGTCATGCGCGTTGACGGCACCGTGACGCCGCAGCGTCTTAAGCAGGTGGTGCTCACCGCAATGGCGGAGGTCAACGCGGAGCTGTACCCGTGGCGCGAACGTCAGGAGTTGCGCGGCTATAACAGCCTGGCGAATGTGCCAGCGGAAGAGCTGGCCGGGCGCAGCGTGCGCCTGCACCACTATGAAAATGCGGTGTGGTGCTGGGCGCGCGCGGTGCTGAACGAGCGCTATCAGGACTATGACGCCACCGCCGCCGCGACAAAGCGCGGTGAGGAACTGGCAGACGCCACCGGCGACCTGTGGCGCGACGCGCGCTGGGCCGTCAGTCGCGTGCAGAACGCGCCGCACTGCACCGTCGAGCTTATCTGATGAAGGTGCGCGCGCAGCAGGGCGACACGGTAGACGAAATCTGCTGGCGTCACTACGGGCGCACGCAGGGCATGACGGAGCAGGTATTACAGGCGAATCCGGGGCTGGCGGAGCACGGCCCCCTTTTACCGCACGGGCTGGAGGTGGTGCTGCCGGACGTGACGGCGGCGACCACCGTGCAGGCCGTCCAGCTTTGGGACTGAATCATGTGGGAAAGAATACGCGCCGGGATCGTCTGGTTTATTGCTGTTGGTATGGCATGGCTGGGCGACATGTCGCTGAAAGACGTTTCAACCGTGGCCGGGGTGTTAATCGGTCTGCTGATGGCGATCATCAGCTGGTACTACAAGCGCAAAACCTATCAGCTGCTGGCCGCCGGGCGCATCACGCGGGAGGAATATGAATCTGCAAACCGTTAAGCGCTGTACCGTTGGCGCGGTGCTGGCCATTGCGGCGACGCTGCCGGGTTTCCCGCAGCTGCACACCTCCGTCGAGGGGCTGAAGCTGATCGCCGATTATGAGGGCTGCCGCCTGAAGCCGTACCTGTGCGATGCGGGCAAGTGGACCGACGGCATTGGTAACACCGTTGGCGTGGTGCCGGGCCGGATCATCACCGAGCGGCAGGCGGCGGGGAATTTCATCACCAACGTGTTGCGCGTTGAGGCGGCACTGGCGCGCTGTGCTGCGGTTTCGATGCCGCAGCCGGTTTACGACGCGCTGGTGTCGCTGGCGTTTAACGTCGGAACCGGCAACGCCTGCGGCTCGACCATGGTGGCGCTAATTAAACAGGAGCGCTGGCGCGATGCGTGCTATCAGCTGCCGCGCTGGGTGTACGTGAAAGGCGTATTTAATGTGGGGCTGGATAACCGGCGACAGCGTGAACTGGCATGGTGCCTTAAAGGAGTCTGAACCGATGAAAAATAAAAAACTGAACCGGGTGATAAACGTTGTTTTTGTGGTTCTGTTGCTGGCAGCACTGTTTAACCCGAACAGCGCAGCCGTGTATCTGGTTGTCGGCGTTGTATGGCTACTGAATATCGTGGTGGCAGCGCTATCAGGGCTGGCCGTACTGGTACTGATTTCTGAAGGTGACGTGCGTGAGAAGCTCAAAAACGCACTGAGTAAATTTTTCTTTCCCCACGAGCTGCCCCTTGTCAGCAAAGTCTTCGGTTGGGTGGTGAAGATGCTGATCGTTCTGTCGCTGGCTTTCTCCGGCTGGATTATCACGCTGGTCTGTTACGCGCTGGCGGTAGTTGTTTTCAACCTGCTGCGCGCTCAGCTGACGGAGCAGGCAACAGCATGATGCGCACGCTGGCGGCGGTGGTGCTTGTCCTGATTGCCGCGCTTGGCGTGCAGTCGTGGCGGCTCAGCACTGCCCACAACAAAATCGACGCGCAGGTGAAGGATTTAGCCGCGCAGGGCAAAAAGCTGTCGCAGAAAAACGGCCAGCTGCTTGCCCTAAACATTCTGACGCAGACCAGCAGCCGGGCGCAGACGCAGCTTTACGCCACCGCCGAGCAGAACGGCACGCTGCTGCGTGACCGGCAGCGCACCATTGAGGAACTTAAACGTGAAAATGACGAGCTTCGCCGCTGGACTGATGCCGATTTGCCTGATCCTGTTATCAGGCTGCGCCAGCGTCCGGCCCTCACCGGAGGTCAGTCTTACCGTGAGTGGCTGTCCGCGAATCACCCCGTGCCGCCTGGACGAAGCCGCGCCGCGCCGTAACGGCGACCTGCTGGCGCAGCTGGACGACACCGAGGCCGCATGGGCGGCCTGCGCCGACAAGGTAGACACCATCATCAGCTGTCAGGATAAAGACGATGAACAAGCCGCAGTCCTTGCGAAACGCCCTGAATAAAGCCGTGCCCTACGTGGCCGACAACCCGGACCGCCTGCACCTGTTCGTTGATAACGGCGCGGTGGTTGCCACCTCCGCCGCGTCGATTTCGTGGGAGTATCGCTACACCCTGAACGTGGTGATAACGGACTTCACCGGCGACCAGAATCTGCTGATGGCGCCCGTTTTATTCTGGCTCGGCGTCAACCAGCCGGACGCGCTGCAGAACGCCAGCGAGCGGGAGCGGCTTTTCACCTTTGAGGTGGATATTCTCGGCAATGACCGCTGCGACATCAGCATGAACCTGAAGCTGACGGAGCGTGTGATCGCGAAGAAAGTGGACGGCGTAATGTCGGTTGAGGCCGTGCCGGAGCCGGAAGCGCCGGACGATGCAGAGGAAGGCTGGACGGTGCGCCGTGGCTGAACTGCATGAAATCGACGCCTGGCTGAATGCGTTACTGGCGCAGCTGGAACCCGCAGCCAGAACAAAGATGCTACACGAGGTGGCGCGCGACGTGCGGCGCATCCAGCAGAACAACATTACGCTGCAGCGCAGCCCGTACGGCACCGCATGGGAGCCGCGCCGCGTCACCGCCCGGACTAAGCCGGGCCGCATTCGCCGCAGGATGTTTGCGAAGCTGAAGACGGCGAAATACCTCAAAGCGCAGGCAAGCGCAAATCAGGCTGAAATTGCGTTTGTGCCCGGCGTGCAGAAGCTGGTCCGCGTCCACCATTACGGCCTGCGGGATCGGGTGAACCGGCGCGGCACAGAAGTGAAATATGCGGAGCGCCCGCTGCTGGGCATCAATAATGAGGTGGAAAGTTCGGTGCAGGAAACGCTACTGCGCTGGCTGGCCGAATAGTTCCGCTTGTGCCATCCCTGAGACAACGCCGGACAGATGCCCGGCCCCTTTCTAAGTGACACTCTCAGACCATGAACGAAAAACTCACCGAAATCATGCGCCTTATCACCAACCTGATCCGCACCGGCACCGTGTCCGATGTGGATACGGTCAACTGGCTGTGCCGGGTGAAAACGGGCGATCTTGAAACCAACTGGATTAACTGGCTCACCTGCCGCGCCGGTAAAACGCGCACGTGGTGGCAACCGTCCATCGGCGAGCAGGTTGTGCTGCTGAGCCTCGGCGGCAATCTCGAAACCGCGTTTGCGCTGCCTGCCATTTATTCCGACGCCTTCCCGCCGCCCGATTATTCAGAGAACGGCAGCACCACCGTGTTCAGTGACGGCGGCTGGTTCCAGTACGAGCCGGACACCGGCCAGCTGCTGATTAAAAACATCAAAAGCGTGCGCGTTGAGGCCGCCGACGGTATTCAGCTAATCACCGACCAGCTGGGCGTTGATGCCAGCCGGACGCTGATTAACAGCCAGACCGTGATGAACGGCGCGGTGACGCAGGGCGGCGGCGATATGAGTTCAAACGGCGTGGTGGTTGATAAGCACAAACACGGCGGCGTGAAGTCCGGCGGCGACACTTCAGGAGGCCCGCAATGATGTATCTCGGTATGAACCGCGACACCGGCGAAGCCATTACCGACACCGAACACATTCGCCAGAGCGTGCGCGACATCCTGATCACCCCGGAAGGCAGCCGCATCGGGCGACGTGAATACGGCTCGCTGCTGTCGGTGCTGATTGACCAGCCGCAGAACGACGTGGTGCGCCTTCAGGTGATGGCGGCGGCGTACACGGCGCTGAGCCGCTGGGAGCCGCGCATCCGCCTCAGCTCTTTGAACATAACCAGCGCCTTTGATGGCTCCATGGTGGTTGAGCTGACCGGCCAGCGCGCCGACGGCTCGCCGCTCGCAATGTCAGTGCCTACGGGGGTGAACAGTGGCAGTAATTGACCTTTCGCAGCTGCCCGCACCGGAAGTGATCGAGGTGCCGGACTTTGAAACGCTGCTGGCCGAACGTAAGGAAGCGCTGATTGCGCTCTATCCGGCTGACGAGCAGGCCGCCATGCGCCGCGTGCTGGCGCTGGAATCCGATTCGATAGTGAAATGCCTGCAGGAAAGCGTTTACCGGGAAATCCTGTTGCGCCAGCGCATCAACGAGGCGGCGCAGGCGGTCATGGTGGCTTACGCGCTCGGCAGCGACCTCGATCAGCTGGCCGCGCGCAGCAACGTGCAGCGCCTGACCATCACACCGGCCAACCCGGACGCCGTGCCGCCGGTTGACGCGGTGATGGAATCGGACGACGCGCTGCGCGTGCGGGTGCCGGAAGCGTTTGAGGGCTTATCGGTTGCCGGTCCGACGGCGGCCTACGAGTTTCACGCCCGCAGTGCGGACGGGCGGGTGCAGGACGTGTCCGCCATCAGCCCGTCACCGGCGACGGTGCTTGTCACCGTGCTAAGCCGGGAAGGCAACGGCACGGCAGCCGCTGATTTACTGAATACAGTGGACAAAGCGCTGAATGACGAAAGCGTGCGCCCGGTGGCGGACCGCGTGACCGTGCAGGCTGCAACCATCCAGGACTATCGCGTAAAGGCGAAGCTGCACCTGTTTGACGGCGTGGCCGCCGCGCCCTGTCTGGAGGCGGCAAACGCGCGGCTTGCCGCCTATCTCGCCGAGCAGAAAAAGCTGGGCCGCAGCGTGCGTCGCGAATCCTATGGTGCGGTGCTGCGCGTGGCCGGTGTGGACTGGGTGGAAATCACCGAGCCGGCAGCCGACATCATCATGGACCGCACGCAGGCGGGCAACTGCACCGGGACGGACATCAGCGTGGCGGATGACGAGGTGCTGGCATGAGTAACAGCCTGCTACCGCCAGGCTCATCCGCGCTGGAGCGACGACTGGCGCAGGCGTGCAGCGGCATTTCCGGCCTGAATGTGCCGCTGCGCGACCTGTGGAACCCGGACGCCTGCCCGGTGAATTTTCTGCCCTATCTTGCCTGGGCGTTTTCGGTGGACCGCTGGGACGAAAGCTGGGCGGAAAGCGTGAAGCGCAAGGTGGTGAAGGACGCGTTTTATATCCATCAGCACAAGGGGACCATCAGCGCGATCCGGCGCGTGGTGGAGCCGCTAGGCTATCTCATCCGCGTGATTGAGTGGTGGAAAACCAACGACGAGCCGGGCACGTTCCGGCTGGACGTGGGCGTGCTGGACACCGGCATCACTGAGGAAATGTATCACGAGCTGGAACGCGTTATTGCCGACGCCAAGCCGTGCAGCCGCCATCTCATCGGGCTGTCGATCACCCTGGACGCGAACGGCACTGTGCCGGTGGCCGTTGCCAGCTACAGCGGCGACGAGCTGACCGTTTATCCCTATACCCCTGAACTAATCAGCGTCGGCGGGCCGGTGTATTCCGGCGCGGCGGTGCATCTTATCGACCTGACGGAAGTGAGCGCATGACGACAAAATATTTTGCCCTGCTGACCAACCAGGGTGCGGCTAAGCTTGCCAACGCTGCCGCGCTCGGCACCAAAGTGAACATCACGCAGATGGCGGTAGGCGATGGCGGCGGTACGCTGCCCACGCCTGACCCGGCACAGACGAAACTTATCGGCGAGAAGCGCCGCGCGTCGCTCAACTCGCTGACGATTGACGCCGCCAACGGCAGCCAGATTATCGCGGAGCAGATTATCCCGGAGGGCGAGGGCGGCTTCTGGATCCGCGAAATTGGCCTGTTCGACGCGGACGGCGTGATGATAGCGGTGGCGAACTGCGCCGAGACCTACAAGCCACAGCTTGCCGAGGGCAGCGGACGTACGCAGACCGTGCGCATGATTATCATCGTGAACAGTACCAGCGCGGTAACGCTGAAAATCGATCCATCCGTGGTGCTGGCGACGCGAAAGTATGCCGAGGATAAGGCGCTGGAAGTGCGCCAGTACGCCGACGGCCTGCTGGATGCACATATCAAGGCAGCAGACCCGCATACGCAGTACGCACCCAAGGCCAGTCCGACGTTCACCGGCAGCCCGAAAGCGCCAACAGCGGCGGCGGGGAACAACTCAACGCTACTGGCAAACACGGCGTTTGTGCAGGCGGCCATTGCCCAGCTGGTTGCCTCTTCCCCGGAGGCGCTGGACACGCTGAACGAGCTGGCGGCTGCGCTTGGCAACGATCCGAATTTTGCCGCCACGATGACAAATCAACTGGCCGCACGGGCGCTGCTGGCCGGTAACGTGAATCAGCAGTTCTCGGCGAAAGACGCCACGCAGGACGGTCACGTGGTGAACAGGGGGCAGATGAATACCGCGCTGGCCCTGCATGCCCTGCTAAGTGGCACTCCGACACAAAAGTTCTGGGTGCAAAGTGCACCTGGCGATGCGAACGCCGCCGTACCGGTTTCACTGCTGACGTCGGAGCTGGCAAAAAAAGCCGGGATTAATGGTGACTCCGGACAGACATTCTATGCCCAGACCAGCGATATTTCGGGTGCGGTAGTCAATAACATCCGGCTCGGAAACGTGCTGGGTGGATTTGCATACCGGGGCGGCGATCCGGGGCAGGGTTTTGCGGTTGCGGGCGGTACGGCAGCTAACAGTGCCGTTGCTTACTGGCAGTTTCAGTCAGGCAGCAATGGCAATGGTGCATGGGGAAAAATCCCTGCTGGCGGTCAGTGGTGCAGAACGAACATGACGATTGGCGCGAAGAGCGGGGTAACCTGGACATTTCCAGCCGGTTTCCCTAATGCTCCATGCATTTTACTGTCCGCAATTAATGGTTCGCCGCAGGCATGGCTTACGGGTGTTGGGCCTAATAACTGCGGAGTTTATAACAATAATGATGGGCCACTTAACGTTAACCTGCTGGCATTCTGGTGACTATATGACTGATGAAAATAAAGTTTTTCAGACCCCTGATACTGATCATCATGGCTATTCTCTTCGCTATTTCGTTTCAACTGACGCGGAAAACTACGTCAACGGAATGTTGATTGCTTTCACTGATGCGGACGCCGAAAGTTACATAGCGCAAAAACTGACTGAGCTTAGTCAGGCGGAATTTGAAGCAACCGGTCCAGCAAGTCGCCTGATCAATGGAGTCATTGTTGAGGGTGAGCCAAGAATACCCGTGCTCAATACTGAGGCAAAGCTGGCAATTCTGGCTGCGCGACTACGCGACGCATCTATACAAATCCAGACACTACAGGATGCGGTCGATCTTGACATCGCAACCGATGAGGAAAAGTCCAGTCTGGTGGAGTGGAAGAGGTACCGCGTGCTGCTGAGCAGAGTCGATCCCGAAACTCAGCCACCTGAAGAGTGGCCGCAGCAGCCAAAAACCTGACCAGTTAAAGCGCCCTTAGCGGGCGTTTTTTATTGCCCGTCGTTGTGCCATTTCTCACACAACACCCGGCGCGTGCGCGTGCGACCTTCACCTTTCACCATAGCGGAACCCCTTCACAGGAGAACCGCCATATGGCACAGGATTATCACCACGGCGTGCGCGTTGAGGAAATCAACGAGGGCACGCGAACCATTACCACCATCAGCACGGCGATTGTTGGTCTGGTCTGCACCGGCGACGACGCCGACGCGGCCACGTTCCCGCTTAACCGTCCGGTGCTGCTGACCGACGTACTCACCGCGAGCGGCAAGGCGGGCGAGTCCGGCACGCTGGCGCGCTCGCTGGACGCCATCGCCGACCAGGCTAAGCCCGTCACCGTCGTCGTGCGCGTGCCGCAGGGCGAAACCGAGGCGGAAACCACCGCCAACATCATCGGCGGCGTGACCGACGGCCAGCGCACCGGCATGAAAGCCTTGCTGGCCGCGCAGGCGGTGTGCGGCGTTAAGCCGCGTATTCTCGGCGTGCCCGGACACGACACGCAGGCCGTAGCTACCGAACTGCTGAGCGTGGCGCAGAGCCTGCGCGGCTTTGCCTACCTGTCGGCGTACGGCTGTAAAAGCGTGGAAGAGGCGATTGCCTACCGCGCGAACTTCAGCCAGCGCGAGGGGATGCTCATCTGGCCTGACTTCATCAACTTTGACACCGTGCTGAAGGCGGACGCGACGGCCTTTGCCACCGCCCGCGCGCTCGGCCTGCGCGCCAAAATCGACGAGCAGACCGGCTGGCACAAATCCCTGTCGAACGTCGGCGTGAACGGCGTTACCGGCATTTCCAGAGACGTGTTCTGGGACCTGCAGGATCCGGCCACCGACTCCGGCCTGCTGAACCAGAACGACATCACCACGCTGATCCGTAAAGACGGCTTTCGCTTCTGGGGTTCGCGCTGCCTGAGCGATGACCCGCTGTTTGCGTTTGAGTGCTACACCCGCACGGCGCAGGTGCTGGCCGACACCATGGCCGAGGCGCACATGTGGGCGGTGGACGGCGCGCTGAACCCGTCGCTGGCCCGCGACATTATCGAGGGCATTCGCGCCAAGCTGCGCAGCCTCGTGAGCCAGGGCTATCTCATCGGCGCGGACTGCTGGCTGGACGAAAGCGTGAACGACAAGGACACGCTCAAGGCGGGCAAGCTGCTGATTGACTACGACTATACGCCGGTCCCGCCGCTGGAAAACCTGCTGCTGCGCCAGCGCATCACCGATCAGTACCTGGTCGACTTCAGCAACCGCGTGAGCGCATAAGGAGACTGAATCATGGCATTACCCCGCAAGCTCAAGCACCTGAACCTGTTCAACGCAGGCAACAACTGGCAGGGGCTGATTGAGTCCGTAACGCTGCCAAAAATCACCCGCAAGTTCGAGAAGTATCGCGGCGGCGGCATGGCCGGTGCGGTGGACATCGACATGGGGCTGGACGACGGCGCGCTTGATACCGAGTTCACCTGCGGCGGCGTTGAGGCGCAACTGTTCAAACAGATGGGCACCCTGACCGTGGACGGCGTGCAGCTGCGCTTCACGGGCTCCATTCAGCGCGACGACACCGGCGAGGTGCAGGCTGTGGAGCTGGTCGTGCGCGGACGCCACAAGGAGCTGGACTCCGGCGAGTGGAAGACCGGCGAATCCAGCACCACCAAAGTGTCCGGTACCAACAGCTACGCGAAGCTGACCATTAACGGCGAAGTGCTCTACGAGATTGACCTGGTGAACATGGTTCACATCGTGGACGGCACGGACCTAATGGAAGCGCACCGTAACGCGCTCGGCCTGTAACTGAACCATTGAACCGGCAGGGGAAACCCTGCCGCCTTTACCCTTTTTAGCGAGACATCATCATGACCGACAAAACCACCGAAAAAACCGTTGAACTGGACACGCCTATCCTGCGCGGCAAAACCGAAATCAAAAGCATCGTCGTGCGCAAGCCGCAGTCCGGCGCGCTGCGCGGTACGCGCCTGCAGGCGCTGATGGACATGGACGTAAACGCCATGATCACCGTGCTGCCGCGCGTCACCACCCCGGCGCTGACCACGCAGGAAATCACCGAGATGGACCCCGCCGATCTGGTGAGCCTGTCGGTTGAGGTGGTCACTTTTTTACTGAAGAAGTCGGTGCTGTCGGATTTAGCGACGGCCTGACGGTTGACGATCTGGTGGCGGACATCGCCACCGTCTTTCACTGGCCGCCGTCCGTTACCGAGTTCATGACGCTGACCGAGGTACTCGAATGGCGGCATAAGGCGATAATGCGACACGGGACCAGCGATGAGTGATAAAGACTTGCGCCTGCAGGTTGTTCTTAACGCGGTAGACAAACTGACCCGCCCCTTCCGTTCTGCAAAGGCCAGCACCCGCGAGCTGGCCGACTCCCTGCGCACCGCGCGCGCCAGCCTGAAGGACTTAGACGCGCAGGCCGCGCGCATCGACGGCTTCCGCAAAGCCCGCTCGCAGCTAGCCATCACCGCAAACAATCTCAAGGGTGCGCGCGAAGAGGCGGCGAAGCTGGCGACGCAGTTCAGCGAGACCAACCGGCCCACCGCCGCGCAGGCGAGGGTGCTGGAGCAGGCGAAGAACCGCGTGCGCGAGCTGCAGCAGAGCTATAACGGCCTGCTGGGATCGGTGCAGCGCCAGCGCGCCGCGCTCACCGAGTCCGGCATTGATACCAAAAAGCTGAGCCAGGCACAGCGCGACCTGAAGGGCCGCGCGGACGAGGCGCGCGCGGCGATTGACCGCCAGCAGAAGTCGCTGAAGCGGCTCGGCGAGCAGCAGGCGAAGCTCAACGCGGTGCGGGAGCGCCACGCCCGCTCGCTTGAGGTGCGCGACAAAATTGCCGGTGCCGGTGCGGCGACTACCGTCGCCGGGCTGGCGATAGGCGCGCCGGTGATGGCCGCAGTGAAAGCGTCGGCGGACATGGAAGACGCCATGAAGGGCGTGGCGAAGCAGGTTAACGGCCTGCGCGACAACGACGGCAACCGCACCGCGCAGTTCTACGACATGCAGGCTGCCATCAAGGCCGCCAGCGAGCAGCTGCCGATGGACAACGGCGCGATTGACTACGCCGCGCTGGTCGAGGGCGGCGCACGCATGGGCGTGACCAACCAGAACGACTCCTACGAGGACCAGAAGCGCGACCTGCTGGCGTTTGCCACCACGGCGGCGAAGGCGTCCACCGCGTTTGAGCTGCCCGCCGGGGAGCTGGCCGAGGGGCTGGGCAAGATTGCGCAGCTCTACAAAATCCCCACGCGCAACATCGAGCAGCTGGGCGACGCGCTGAACTACCTGGACGACAACGCGATGTCCAGGGGATCGGACATTATCGACGTGCTGCAGCGCATGGGCGGCGTGGCGGACAGGCTGGACTACCGCAAGGCCGCCGCGCTCGGCTCCACGTTCCTGAGCCTCGGCGCCACGTCGGAAACTGCCGCCAGCGCGGCGAACGCCATGGTGCGCGAACTCTCCGTTGCCACCATGCAGGGCAAGTCGTTTATGGGCGGCATGGCGCTGCTGAAGCTCGATCCGAAACAGATTGAGAAGCAGATGACCACGGACGCCATGGGCACCATTCAGCGGGTGCTGGAGAAGGTGAACAACCTGCCCGCCGACAAGCGCCTGACCGCGATGACCATGGTGTTCGGCAAGGAGTTCGGCAAGGACGCGGCGAAGCTCGCCAATAACATGCCGGAGTTGCGTCGCCAGCTGCAGCTGACGCAGGGCAACGCGGCCAGCGGCTCCATGCAGAAAGAGTCCGACATCAACAAGGACTCGCTGTCCGCGCAGTGGCTGCTGGTGAAAACCGGCGCGGCCAACACGCTGAGCAGCCTTGGCGATACGCTGCGTGAGCCGCTGATGGAAATCATGGATGTGGTCAAACGCATCACCGGCACGCTGCGCCGCTGGGTGGAGTCAAACAAGGAGCTGGCAGGCAGGCTGATGAAAATCGCCGCCGTAGTAGCAACAGTAACGCTGGCGCTCGGCACGCTGGCCGTGGGCATGGCTGCCGTACTCGGTCCGATCCTGATGCTGCGTTTCGGGTTAAACATGCTCGGCCTGAAAGGGCTGGCGAAGCTCTCGCCGCTGCTGGGTGGGCTGGGTAAGGCATTCTCCAAACTGGCGCCCGGTTTAGTGTCATCCGGCGATGGCATCAAAAAGCTATTCTCACTGTTCAGCGGCGGCGAGGCCGGGGAGTCGGTGAACTGGCTGGAGAAAATCCGCGACGCGCTGGCGTCCCTGCGCGGCGGTGACGATGAGGGCGAGGGCGGCGGCATTCTCAACGCCTTCCGCGAGGGCGCGCTGGAGAAAATTAAGGAGAAGGCGCAGGACGCCGGGCAGACGCTGGTTGCCTCCTTCCGTAACCCGATGGCCGGTGTGCGTGCGCTCGGCGCACAGGTGCGCGGGCTGGCCGGTGCCGCCCTTGCCCCGCTGGCCGCGTCGGTTCGCGGTGCCGGTGGCGCGCTGATGTGGCTGGTGAAGTCGCCGCTGGCGCTGCTGCGCACGGTGCTGACCGGCGTAATCTGGGCGCTGGGCGCGCTGATGAGTCCCGTCGGGCTGGCCGTCGCCGCGCTTGCCGGGGTGGCGCTGGTTATCTGGAAATACTGGGCGCCAATTAAGGCATTTTTAGGCGGCGTGGTGGATGGATTCAGGGCCGCCGCCGGGCCTATCAGCGAGGCGTTTTCACCGCTGCAGCCGGTTTTCCAGTGGATTGGCGATAAGGTTCAGGCGCTTTTCGGCTGGTTTAAAGACCTGCTGACGCCGGTACATTCCACCGCTGACGAGCTAAAGAATGCCGCCGAAATGGGCAGGCAGTTCGGCCAGTGGCTTGCCGACGGGCTGAACATGGTGATGCATCCGCTTGACTCTCTTAAGGCCGGTCTCGGCGAGCTGCTGGACAAGTTCGGCCTCGTCAGCAAGGCGTCGGCCAGCACGAAGCTGCCGCAGGCACCGCAGGCGGCCAGCGTCAGCGCGGGCGGGGTAACGCTGCCCACGGGCGGCTTCCCGGCGTTTGCGGGCATGTACGACACCGGCGGCAACATTCCGGCGGGCCAGTTTGGCGTCGTGGGTGAAAACGGCCCGGAAATCGTCGGCGGGCCGGTGAGCGTGACCAGCCGGAAACGCACCGCGCAGCTGGCCGCTATGGCGGCCATGACGCTTGGCATGGCGGCCGGAACGGCGGAGGCGAAGCCGCTGCACCCGCTGAGCCTGCCCGCGCAGAGCTACCGGCAGGACGCGCCGCGCCAGCAGTCAGTGGCGAACGCAGCGCCCGTGAGCATTCACGCGCCAATCACCATCGTGCAGCAGCCCGGCGAGAGCGCGCAGGACGTGGTGGACGAAGTGATGCGCAGGCTGGAGGCGAAAGAGCGGCAGGCGCAGTCCCGCGCCCGCAGCAGTTACCGAGACCGTGGAGGATTTGAATCATGATGATGACGCTGGGCCTGTTTGTTTTCATGCTTAAAACCGTGCCGTATCAGGAGTTGCAGCTTCAGCGCAGCTGGCGCTTCCCGTCTAACAGCCGCGTGGGCGTGCGCCCGGCGTTGCAGTTCCTCGGCCCGGACAACGACACGATCACGCTGTCGGGCGTGCTGCTGCCGGAAATCACCGGCGGCAGGCTGTCGCTGTTCGCGCTGGAGCAGATTGCGGAGCTGGGCCGCGCCTGGCCGCTGATTGAGGGCAGCGGCACGATTTACGGCATGTTTGTGATTGAGAGCCTGAGCCAGACCAAGGCGGAGTTCTTCAGCAACGGCGTGTGCCGGCGCATTGAGTTCACGCTGACGCTGAAGCGCACCGACGAATCGCTGGGTGAGATGTTCGGCAGCCTGAGCGATCAGCTGTCGGCCATGCAGGGCGCGGCCACCGACGCCGCCGGTAAAGTCGGCGCCGCAGTGGGCGGGCTGTTCTCATGATGGCGGGCAGCTGGATTAACGGGCAGGCGAACGCGCCCGCCTTTCGCCTGACGCTTGCCGGGGCTGATGTTACGCAGAAGATAGAGCAGCGGCTCATCAGCCTGACGCTGACCGATAACCGCGGCTTCGAGGCGGACCAGCTGGACATCGAGCTGGACGACGCGGACGGCCAGCTGCTGATGCCGCGCCGGGGCGTTGAGCTGTCGCTGGCGCTCGGCTGGAAAGGCGAGGCGCTTTTCCCGAAAGGCACCTACACCGTGGACGAAATCGAGCACAGCGGTACGCCGGACCGGCTGACCCTGCGCGCCCGCAGCGCGGACTTCCGCCAGACGCTGAACACGAAGCGCGAAAAGTCATGGCATCAGACCAGCGTGGGCGAGGTGGTGAAAGAGATTGCCGGGCGGCACAGGCTCAAAACGGCGATAGGCGACGACGTGGCGAAGATGGCCGTGGACCACATCGACCAGACCAACGAGTCAGACGCCAGCTTCCTGATGCGTCTGGCGAAACAGTGCGGCGCGGTGGCCTGCATCAAAAACGGCAACCTGCTGTTTATCCGGCAGGGGCAGGGCAAGACGGCGAGCGGCAAAGTGCTGCCCGTCATCACCCTCGTGCGCAAAGACGGCGACGGCCACCGCTTTACGCTGGCTGACCGTGACGCCTACACCGGCGTGATCGCGAGCTGGCTGCATACCCGTGAGCCGGAGAAGAAACCGGAAGCCACGGTTAAGCGCAGGCGGCGAAAACCCGCCGCGCAGAAGAAGGAGCCTGAGGCAAAGCAGGGCGACTATCTGATCGGCACGGATGAAAACGTCCTGGTGCTGAGCCGCACCTATGCGAACCGGGCCAACGCCGAGCGCGCCGCCAAAATGCAGTGGGAACGGCTGCAGCGCGGGGTGGCAACGTTTTCTATTCAACTGGCACGTGGCCGGGCTGATCTCTACACGGAAATGCCGGTGAAGGTGAGCGGATTCAAACAGCAGATTGATGCGGCGGAATGGATTATTACAACGCTGACGCATGGACTGAGCGCAGAGAGCGGATATACAACAAGCATTGAGCTTGAAGTGAAAATTGACTCACTTGAGATGGAATAAATTAGGTTTAATCTAATTTTAATTGTAGCATTAGCAAAAAAGCTAAGCCGGAGGCGCGTATGATGAACTGTCCTTTGTGTGGCAATGCTGCACATACCCGTAGTAGTTTCCAGGTATCCAAGGAAACAAAAGAGCGTTACAACCAGTGCCAGAACATCAATTGCAGTTGTACGTTTAAATCCCACGAAACGGTTTCAGAAATAATCATGAGTCCTGGGAAAATCAAACCCGTTCCTCCTCATCCAGATCGTTCTTTGCAAGGCTCACTTTGGATGTGAGCGTTGTACTTACATCACCCGCTTAGGCGGGTTTTTTTATGCCCACGGTTTGCCCGCTTTGCTTGAGAGTGTCGCAACCCTGAAAAGTCGTGCGACATTTTTGCGACACTGCCAGATTAGCCAACAAAAAAGCCACCCTGAGAGGTGGCTTAAATATATGATTTACATCGTTAAATTTGGTGGCCCCTGCTGGGTTTGAACCAGCGACCAAGCGATTATGAGTCGCCTGCTCTAACCACTGAGCTAAGGGGCCAGCGGAGCGGGGATTATAGAGTATCTTGTTAGGGTGATCCAGAG